AAGACAAAAAGTCTGTAGAAATGCCTTTTTAACTATTGATTGTTAATAACTAATAATTAAATTTTATATAATGTAAAATATTTTTATATAAATTAGGCAAATGAAAAAATCAATACTAGCAAAAACACCTTTTTTAATTATAAATAAGTGTCTTCTCATTAATCTAGGTGTTGATGCTAGTTTGGTTCTTTCTGATCTTATACAAAAAGAAGAATACTTTAAAGATAGCTCCCAAAATAATGGGGGCTATTTTTTTAATGTAACACAAGACATTAGCTGTAGTACCACCCTTTCGTATTATCAAATCAAACAAGCATTATCTGTGCTTGAAAAGTGGGGCATAATTAAGGTAGTATTAAAGGGTGTACCAGCTAAAAAGCATTTTAAGATAGACCATTCCCAGATATTAAATTTTTTAAATACTAGAATTGAAAAAACTGAAGAACTAGATTGTAAAAATTTTAATAACAAGATATTAAAAAATTCAAGCTCTATTAATAATAATAAAGAAATAAGAATTAAAAATAAGAATATAAATACACGAAGGGTTAAATTTTTAAATGATTTAAAAGATTTAGAACCTAAAGATTATATAGAGGACTTTTTAGATTACTGGACAGAGGAGAATAATGTAGGAAAGCAAAGATGGGAATTAGAGAAAACTTGGAACACAAATTTAAGATATAAAAGGTGGTGTAAAAATCAAAAGAATTTTAGTAGGGGAAGTAGTGCAAATAATATGCCTGACTTTTTAGATAATGCTTATTTGAATAGAATTAAAGATGACCAAGCACAAGTAAAAAAATATTATGATTATTTATTGACTTGTGGATATGAGAAATATGAAACGGTGACAGGTTATATTAAATACAGAAAGAAAAGATGAAATATATACATATAGACAATGAAGAATATTATGAAGATAGATTTTCAAAATGTTGTGATTTGCCTATATTTTTTCAAACTGATATATGTATAGGTTGTCAAGAACATACAACTTTTAAAATAATAAAAATGAATATAGATTTAACAAAAGAAAGTTTTGATTTTTTGGAAGATTTTTTAATTGGTCAATTAGAAATGTATGAAAAATATGATGATGAATTTTCTATAAATTATTGTAAAAAAATAAATAAATTATTAAAAGAAATGCAAGTTGAAATATGAAAGTATTAGAATTATTTGCAGGAAGTAGAAGTATAGGCAAAGCTGCTGAATCATTAGGCTACGAAGTTTACAGCTCAGATATTAACGAGTTTGAGGATATAGATTACCCTATAGATATATTAGATTTTGATACAACGAAAGTACCTTTTAAGCCTGATATTATATGGGCAAGTCCTCCTTGCACACATTTTTCAGTAACTCAAATAGGTAGAAATTGGTATCACGATAATACACCTAAAACTGATGGAGCAAGGTTAGGTATGAAGCTCGTGCTTAAAACTTTAGAAATTATAAACAAATTCAAGCCTAAATATTGGTATATTGAAAATCCAAGAGGCAAACTAAGAAAATTAGATATAGTAAAAGGACTACCAAGAACTACAGTATGGTACTGTAAGTATGGTGATAGGAGAGCTAAACCTACTGACATATGGACTAACAATCTTAGATCAGTATTCAATTCTAATGGTTGGCAGCCAAGACCTGAATGTTTTAACGGAAACAAAAACTGCCATCACGATAAGCAACCAAGAGGCTATGCAGCAAAAAAAGCAACAGGAGCTTTAGGTAAAGGAACACAAGGACTAAAAAATAACTATGAAAGAAGTATAGTACCTTATGAATTATGTAAAGAAATATTAAAAAGCTGTATATGATATTTATAAGTTTTATAAAGAATGGTTTGTTACTTGGGGTTAGACACTTTGAGCCTGATGAAATAAGAAAGTATTGGGAAATCCATATACTATTATTAGTATTTCAAATAAACATATTTATACATACAGAAAAATGATTGAAATAAGTAATTTAAGTTTAGTAGTATTAATAGTGTTTGTTTTTATACTAGGAGCTTTAACTTGGGAATATATACAAAGTCAAATTAAATGAAAGAACAGGATTTACATAATAGTATAGTAGATTATTTAAACTATTACCCTCATATACTTTGGACTTCTACTTTGGGGGGTGTTTATCTAGGTAAAGGGAACTACAAACAAAAAGCTCTAGTTAAGAAACATTATAAAAAAGGCGTTCCAGATTTATTAATATTTGAACCTAATAAAAAATATAACGGATTAATGGTAGAGCTTAAAGTTAAATACAATAAGCCAAGCAAAGATCAGAAGTTATGGATAGCTAACTTAACAGCTAGAAACTATAAAGCTGTTGTATGTTATTCATTAGAAGAATTTATAGACATATTTACTAAATACACAAAAACGATATGAGAAAAAAACACGAACCATTTAAAAACATTAGGACAAAAGATGGTAGGGAAAACTTTAGATACTTTTTATTTGAAGTAGAAAGAAGTACAACAGATGATATTTATATACACAAAGAAACACAAAAGATAATAGATGAAGATGAATATATTATAAATAAAGTAGATTATATAAGAGATAAATATGAACCTGAGTTAGTAGTACCCTGTATTAGTGCTTTAGGTAAATGGGAATATTATGCTTTAAAAAATGCAGGTGTAAAATTATTTCAAAAGTTGTGAAAAAACTAAATATATATTTAGAAAACAGCTATAATAAATTGCTAGAAATTAGCAAAAGAATAACAAGCAATAAATTTCCTGATTATGAAGATTTATTACACGAAACAATTATAGCTCTTTATAATTCGGATCAGGAAAAGATTAAAACAATAATAGAAAAAAAACAACTTACTTTTTATATAGTTAGAATAATGTTAAATCAATATCAAAGTAATACAAGTCCTTACCATAAAAAGTATAGAAAGCAATACAACGAAAAACAATTAAAAGAATTTTATATTTATACTAAAGAACCTTTGACTAAAGAGAAAATGAAACAGTTAGAGGAAAAAGAAGATAGGTTAGAATGGATAGAGGAAAAGTTAAAACATTTAAGCTGGTTTGATGTAGAAGTATTTAAGATATACTATAGAGAAAATTACAGTCTAAATACAATGAGTAAAGCAACAAAGATAAATAGAAGTACATTAGGGAAGTCAATTAGATTTATTAAAAACTTTTTAAAAAATGAAAAACAAAAGTAAAGGGCTAGGAGATATGATAGATTCTGTTACAACAAAAACAGGAATTAAAAAGCTAGTTAAAAAGATAGCAGGAGATGATTGTGGTTGTGAGGAAAGAAGAAAGAAATTAAATCAAATGTTTCCAAACTTTAGAAACATAAGACAGTTTACAGAAGATGAGATTAAGATTTATGATGAGGTAGTGCCAGGAATAGAATTAAGGCAGCGACTAAATGCAGAAGAAAAAACTATAATAGCTACTTTATATAATGGAGTGTTTGGTCAAAATCCACAATGGAAAAGTTGTTCACCATGTAATAAGCAAATAATGGATAATCTTAAAAAAGTATATGAAAAAAGCTGTAAAGTATGAAAAAGAAAGTTTGGAGATACACTCCTAATAAAAACAAAAAAAGAAAAGGGGTACACTCAAAGAACAACAAACCCCAAAAGAAATACAGAGGTCAAGGTAGATGAAGAAGCATACTAAAATATATATGGACTTTCACGGCTACGATAAATCTGATTGGATTGGCTGCGAAGCGTGTGGTGCTACTGCTGTTGACTGCCATCATATTTCTCCCAGAGGGATTGGTGGAGATCCAACAGGGCATAAGAACCAAATAGAAAACCTTATTGCTTTGTGCAGAAGTTGTCATATAAAAGCAGAAACAGATAAGCAGTTTAACAATCAGCTAAAAGAATTAAATAAACACAAACATAGCAATTAATGAAAATAGAAAAAATTAAAATAGCAGAACTAAATCCTGCTGAATATAACCCTAGAAAAATGACCAACAAACAATATGAGGACTTAAAAAGCTCATTAGAAAAGTTTGGTTTAGTTGACCCTATAATTATTAATTCAGATAATACAGTTGTTGGTGGACATCAGCGTTTAAGAATTATGAGAGAGTTAGGAGCAGAGCTTATACCTACAGTTAGAGTAAATCTATCTAAAGAAGATGAAAAAGAATTAAATATAAGGTTAAATAAAAATTCAGGAGAGTTTGATTTAGATATACTAGCTAACAACTTTGATGTTGATGAATTAAAAGATTGGGGGTTTAAAGATATTGACTTTGGTTTAAACATAGATAAAATAGATGAGCCTAATTTTGATGAACTAACAGAAGATGGAAAAATAAAACCACCTGCAATAAAAATAACTTTTAAAAATATAAATGATTTAAAATTAGCTGAAAAAGAAATTAAAGAAATAATAAAAGATTATGACAAAAGTTTTTATTCAGTTTCTTTTAGTGAATTATGATATTAAAAAAAGCCTCATATAAAGCTATTAAGTATGCTTGTTTAAAATTTCATTATGCTAAAACAGTACCTGTGGTAGATATAGGATTTAGTGTGTTTAATAATAATAATGAGTGGTGTGGGTGTATTGTATTTGGTGGTGGAGCAAATTATAAATTAGGAAATGCATATAATTGTGTGTCAGGACAATTTCTTGAATTAACTAGAATGGCTTTAAATGGTAAGCAAGAGAGTACAAGTAAAGTATTATCATTATCTATTAAAATGATAAAAAAATATAAGCCTTTAGTAAAATTATTAATAAGCTATGCAGATAAAGGACAAAGCCATAAAGGCATAATATATCAAGCAACAAATTGGTTTTTTGTAGCTGAAAATGATAGTAGTGGCTGGGAAGTGTATTTTGAAAATAAATGGTGGCACGATAGAAGTATTATGAATAGAATGACAAACGAAGAAAAAAAAAATGTAATTAAAAGAAGAAAATCAGGCAAATATAAATACTTATATCCTCTTACAAAAGATATGAGAGTTTTATGTAATAATATAAAAAAAGAATATGTAAAATAATATGCGAGTATAGCTTAAATAAAAAGTGCCTTATATTCCAATAAGGAGATGGGGTTTACAACCACCTACTCGCTCAAAATATAAATTAAATTTAATAAAATGGGCAAAAAAGAACACAACCTAAAGAAAGAAACATTACTAGCAGCTTTAGAAAATAGTCTAGGAATAGTCAGTACAGCTTGTAATAGGTCAGGCATAAGTAGAAGTAGTTTTTATAAATGGTATAAAGAAGATGAAGAATTTAGACAAAAGGTAGATGAGATAGATAATATCAAATTAGACTTTGTAGAAAGTAAGCTATTTAAGAATATAGAAAACGAAAAAGAAAAAAGTATTATATTCTACCTACAGCATAAAGGACACAAGAGAGGGTATATACAAAGACAAAACATTAATCTAACTTCTAATGAAGAAGATATAAAAAAGATTGAAATTGAAATCATTGAATCTAAAGGGAACAGTAGTTCTACAAAAGAATCTTAATGCTAGTACAAGAATTGTAGTTAATCAGGGTGGTACAAGATCAAGCAAGACATATAGTTTAGCTCAATTAATAATACTTAAAGCATTACAATCAAAGGGAAAGGTATATACTATTTGTAGAAAAACACTACCTGCTCTTAAAGGAACTGCTTATAGAGATTTCTTTAATATATTAGAATCGCACAATTTATACAATCCAGATAAACATAATAAATCAGAGCTTACATACAAGCTAAACGGAAACACAATCGAATTTTTAAGTATTGATATGAGTCAGAAAATCAGAGGTCGTAAAAGAAACATACTCTGGTTAAACGAAGCTAATGAATTTGCTTTTGAAGATTGGGTTCAGTTATCATTAAGAACCACAGAAAATATCTATTTAGACTTTAACCCCTCTGATCCTTATAGTTGGATTTATGATAATGTAATAAATAGAGATGATTGTACTTTTATTAAATCAACATATTTAGACAATCCTTTTTTGCCTGATGAAACAATAAAGGAAATTGAAAGGTTAAAACAATTAGATAGTAACTATTGGACTATATACGGTATGGGGGATATGGCACAACCCACAGAAACTATATTTAGACAATTTGAGATATGTAACAATATACCAACAGAAGCAACGCTAATAGCTTTAGGTATGGACTTTGGCTATAGTAATGATCCTACAGCAATAGCAGAAGTATATAAACTCAATGATGATTTATATATTAATGAATTGTTATACGCTAAAGGTTTAACTAATCAGGATATAGCAAACAAACTAAGGGAATTAGGTATAACAAGACAGACAGAGATTATAGCTGATAGTGCAGAGCCAAAAAGTATAGAAGAAATACATAGATTAGGA